GACCAGCAAGTTATGGGGGGCGATTGGACAATACACGCTGTTACACAAGACGATCTTAGCTATAATGTATGGATACAAAAAGGCGATGAAATTAAAAAATGGAAAGAATTCAATAAGAATATGCCTATAACAATCGAATATAATGTCAACTTTTAATCCATTACGAAAGTTTTTAATTACACCTAGCGGAAACTCAGAATACAATAGAGAAAAAAAAGGAGTAATAGTAACTTCTTCTATAGAAAATCACAAAGACGTAAACCGAATTGGTAGGGTTGAAAATGTTCCTATAGACTATGACGGAGAGATATCTATTGGAGATCTAGTTGTTATTCACCATAACGTCTTCAGATCTTACTACGACATGAAGGGTTATGAGAGAAAAAGTAGGGAGTATTTCAAAGATAATCTGTATCTTGTAGATTTAAACCAAATATATCTTGTTAAGAAAAATAATAACTGGAATAGTTTTGATCATTTTTGTTTTGTCACTCCGAAGAAGGAGGCGCAAAAAATGGTTACGCTAGGAGATTATGAATCTAACCAGGGCTTTGTGTCTTATTCAAATAAAGACTTAGAGGCTAGAGGGATAAGCGAGGGAGATGAAATCGTGTTTGTTGATGATAGTGAATACGAATTTGAGATAGACGAAGTAAAGATGTATCGAATGAAGACTAATGATATTTGTATTAAATTAAATTAAAATGGATAAAGATTACTGGTACGCTACAACTACGTTCTCAGGAGGCTTTGAGTACACTTATGTCAAAAGATATTAAAGAAACCATAGAAAGAGTCATTGCTGCTGGAGAAAAGGCGGTAGAAGAGCTTATTAAGGTTGCTCATGACGAAATCATTACTGACGATCCAGAACAGGATTTGGCTGCGGACAGACTTAAAAATGCAGCTGCAACTAAGAAGCTAGCGATCTTTGATGCTTTTGAAATACTGAATAGAATTCAATTAGAGAGAGATAAGTTAGAGAATAATGATGAATCACAAGACAAAAAAGACGTCGGATTCCAGAGCTTTGCAGAGTCTAGAGGAAGAAAATAACAATCTATTTACGTATATAGATGTTGTTTCTGAAGAGGATTTAAGCAGAAGGAATAAAGAGAAATCGTGGGATTATGGCTATGATCGAGAATCTGATCTAGTAGTTATTTCTAAGACTGGTCAAATTGGTAGGGTAATTAATATAAACGGATTAAAAATTGCATTACCTTTGCAGCCAAAAAAAATCCATGAGCGAAGCAAGGAAAAATCCCAGCAATTCTGGGAAGAAGCAGAGTACCCAAATCAACTATTCAAAATCAAGACCATATTCCAGTGGAATAGCATGCCGTCCTCATTCAAAGAGTCATGGATTCCTTACATTGAAGATGAGTTCGAGAGAAGAGAGAGTGGTTATTGGTTTAAAAATAATGGCACACCTACTTATATTACTGGCAGCCATTACATGTATCTACAATGGACAAAGATAGATGTAGGTAAACCCGACTTCAGGGAATCAAATAGGATATTCTTTATTTACTGGGAGGCATGTAAAGCTGATCAAAGATGCTATGGATTATGTTATCTAAAAAACAGGCGTTCAGGTTTTAGTTTTATGGCTTCTGGAGAGACCGTAAATCAAGCAACGGTTACGTCTGATGCTAGGTTTGGTATTTTATCAAAAACTGGATCTGACGCTAAGAAGATGTTTACCGACAAGGTTGTGCCAATATCAACAAACTATCCTTTTTTCTTTAAACCCATACAGGATGGTATGGACAGACCGAAGACTGAGCTCGCATACAGAGTTCCAGCCAGTAAGCTAACAAGAAAAAGCATCGAGGATATAGACAGCGTAGAGGATTTGACTGGTCTTGACACTACAATTGACTGGAAAAACACAGGAGATAACAGTTATGATGGAGAGAAGTTAAGGCTTTTGGTTCATGATGAATCTGGTAAATGGGAAAGACCTGATAATATACTCAATAACTGGCGTGTAACAAAAACCACTTTAAGACTAGGAAGGCGAGTTATTGGAAAGTGCATGATGGGATCTACCTCTAACGCTTTAGATAAGGGTGGAGACAACTTCAAGAAGTTATTTTACGATTCTGATCCTCAAAACAGAAACTCAAACGGACAAACAAAAAGTGGATTATACTCTTTGTTCATACCAATGGAGTGGAACATGGAAGGTTTTTTAGACTGCTTTGGACATCCAGTATTTAAAACCCCAGAAGAACCCGTTGTAGACGTAAATGGCGAGAACATATTTCAGGGGGTTATTGATTATTGGGAAAATGAAGTTGATTCATTAAAGAACGATCCTGATGCCTTAAATGAGTTTTATAGACAATTTCCTAGGTCAGAAAATCATGCTTTCAGAGATGAATCAAAAAACAGCTTGTTCAATCTACAGAAAATATACGAGCAAATAGATTATAACGATACTATTGGAGTAGAATCCCTAGTAATGAAGGGTGATTTTCATTGGGAAAATGGAGTTCGTGATAGCAATGTTGTTTGGACTCCATCTAGAAACGGAAAGTTTCATGTAACCTGGCTTCCTCCAAAAGAGCTTAGAAATAACGTTATTCGTGAAAACGACACCTTTGCTCCAGGAAACGCACACATTGGCGGTTTTGGATGTGATTCGTATGACATCTCAGGCGTAGTTGGTGGTTTTGGATCAAAAGGAGCTTTGCACGGTCTAACTAAAATTAACTTTGATAACGCTCCTTCGGAGATGTTTTTCTTAGAGTATGTAGCTAGACCTCAGACAGCTGAGCTTTTTTATGAAGATGTTTTGATGGCTATACATTTCTACGGAATGCCTATTCTCGTGGAGAACAACAAGCCAAGGATATTATATTATCTTAAAGAGAGAGGATATAGGAAGTTCTCGACTAACAGACCAGATAAAATAAAAAACGACTTATCGAAAACAGAAAAAGAACTAGGAGGAATACCTTCCTCTTCTGCCGTCATATCTATACACGCAGAGGCTATAGAAGCTTACATAGAGAAAAACGTTGGAGTAGATGTTCTTGGGTCCTATAGAGATCCTGGATCAATGGGCAAGGTTTATTTTATGAGAACATTAAAAGATTGGTCTAACTACAACATATTTAACAGAACAAAATACGATGCAACTGTAAGCTCTGGCTTGGCTATAATGGCTAATCAGAGGTTTGTAAACAAGCCTGTGAAAAAGCATAACAAAATAAGTGTTAAATTTGCAAAGTACAATAATACAGGCTTGAATAGTGAAATTTTAGGATAACCAGCATGTTAAGAAACGATTTTAAAGTAGCAAACATTTCTTTTCCAGATCAGCTGGCTGCTGATGCTCAGAAAGAATCTAAGGAATTTGGTCTTACAGTTGGTAAGGCAATTGAGTCTGAATGGTTCAGGAAGGACAATGGAGCTGCTAGATTCTATAACAACAGGGATAATTTCCATAAGCTTAGAATGTATGCTAGAGGAGAGCAATCTGTTCAAAAATACAAGAATGAGCTTGCTATAAATGGAGATACATCATATCTCAATTTAGATTGGACTCCAGTTCCTATTATTCCTAAGTTTGTAGATATTGTTGTCAATGGAATGACAAATAGACTTTTCGATATAAAAGTCGAGGCTGTAGATGATCTTGCTCAAGGAAGAAGAGTTAACTACAGAGAAGAGATCGAAAAGGATATGCTAGCAAAACCAATGCTTGAGGAGATATCTTCTAAAACTGGTGTAAATGGATTCGTAAATGATCCTGCAACTTTACCAGAATCAGAGGAAGAGTTAGAGCTTCACATGAAGCTTTCCTATAAGCAGAGAATAGAAGTAGCCGAAGAAAAAGCCTTAGAGGGTATATTAAATATAAACGACTACGAGCTAATAAGAAAAAGATTAAATGAAGATGCAACTGTATTAGGTATACAGTCTGTAAAGCACACATTCAACACTCACGACGGAATCAAGGTAGAATATGTAGATCCAACAAATATAGTTTTTAGTCCTACTGAAGATCCTAATTTTGATGACTGCTATTATTTTGGAGAGGTCAAGAATGTAAACATTACTGAGTTAAAAAAGATAGACCCTTCTCTTTCTCAAGAAGACATTAAGGAGATATCGAAACTTAGTTCTAAATGGGATGCTTATCAAGGAATAAGAGGCGGATACAAAACCGACAACTTTGATCAGAATACCGCAACTCTACTTTATTTCTGTTACAAAACAGACAAAGAGATAGTATATAAGGTGAAAGAAACTCCTGTTGGCGGAAAAAGAGCTATTAGAAAAGACGATAGCTTTAATCCTCCGCAAAATGAGCAGGTTAAATTTGAAAAACGATCAAAAAGAATAGATGTATGGTACGAAGGTGTACTTGTTCTCGGAACAAATTTTGTCCTGAAGTGGGACTTGATGAAAAACATGGTTCGACCAAAGTCGGGGATTCAGAAAGTTTACCCTCCGTACATTGTAAGTGCTCCAAAAATTTACAGGGGTCAGATCGACTCTCTAGTGAAGAGAATGATTCCGTTTGCGGATCAGATACAACTATCTCACCTTAAACTACAGCAAGTCATTTCCAAAATGATTCCTGATGGGGTTTATTTGGATTTAGACGGAATAGCAAGTGTTGATCTTGGTAACGGAGCTGTTTACAACCCTAATGAAGCTTTAAACATGTATTTCCAGACTGGAAGTGTTGTAGGAAGAAGCTTTACTGAGGATGGAGAGTATAATAATGCAAAAATACCAGTTCAAGAACTTACTAGCACTGGCTCAAACGCAAAAATACAATCTTTAGTTAGCATGTATAATCATTACATGCAAATGATTAGAGACGTCACTGGAATCAATGAGGCTAGAGATGGATCAATGCCAAGCGAGAGAACTCTTGTTGGAGTTCAAAAACTAGCTGCTTTAAACTCAAATACAGCGACTAGACATATATTAGAGTCTGGATTGGCTGTTACTTCTAAATTAGCCACAGCTCTATCTTATAGATTTTCTGATTTACTGGAATATAGCGAGATGAAAGATAGCTTTAGTTCTATCATCGGAAAAAACGCCATGAATATACTAGAGGATATAAAAGACCTTCATATTCATGACTTTGGCATCGAAATAGAATTACATCCAGATGAAGAAGAAAAGAATGTTCTAGAGTCTATGATTCAAATTGCATTGCAAGGAGACAAAATAGACTTAGAGGATGCTATAGATATTAGAAACGTAAGAAACATCAAGCTAGCCAACGCTTTATTAAAAGTTAGAAAAACAAGAAAAGAGCAGGATGACTTGAAGATCAAGCAAGCTAATATAGATATGCAGACTCAATCTAATGTTCAATCAGCCGAAGCTGCATCACAATCAGCTATTAAGGAGATGCAATTTAAGTATCAAAACGAAATGGAGTTTGAGAAAGGCAAATCTATGCTTGAGATACAAAGAATGGAAAAGCAAGCTGAGTTAGATCTGATGATTTTAAAACAAAAGCTACAATTTGACCAGCAATTAAAGCAGATTGAGCAAGAGGGAATATCCTCTAGGGATCAGGCTAAAGAAAAGGCAAAAGACGATAGGCTTGACAAACAAAGCACACATCAAGCTGAATTAATACAGCAAAGAAAACAAGACACTAGCCCAAAAGACTTTATGGGATCTCAAAACACAGATGAGATGATGGACCAAATGATGGGCTAATATACCATAAGGTATTTATAATTATTTTTGCAACAATATAGTTTAATTAAAATCAAATAAAATGGCAGAATTTACAGTTAAGTCAGTTGGGGATGAAGAACCTTCAGACCAAAAAAT